ACTTGCTTAGTGTTTGCCATTGAACGAGCAAGAGCTTTAGTATAACGAGCTGAAAGACTATCATATAGATTATCCTCAACCGCTTCTTCAGTTAAACTGAATCCTAAAGCAATTGTTACGTGATTGTACCTAGCTGTAAAAGCTTCTTGTGCGTTGTCATACGCAATCGCTGCTCCTTCAGATTTCAGAGGTGCACCTGCAAAGCCAGCTAGTTTTGTTTCTTCTTCAAAAGAACGGTCTGAAGACTCGGTCTCATAAAGTTCTTTATGCTCTTCGCCATATTTTTCATACTCTAAACCAAATAAAGCGTTAAGTCCTGGTAATAGCTCCTTAAGGAGCTGGGCTCTTGAAATCGCCATATCATATTCTCCTTAATTAGATTCCAGTTGCGTTAGTGTAAGAGTGCATACCTGGATTGAATTTAATCAATAAGTCGGTAAATGCATCACCCACGGTTGAAGTTGGACTATCTACAAAGTCAACAATACGGAAAGCAAAAGTGTTTGTCGTATTTGTTGTGGCTGTTACTGCAGAAGTAGAGTTACCTGTAGTAGTGTCGCCTGTAGTTGTAGATTGTGCTGCTGCTAAGTGAGTGTTCTGACCTAAGTCAGCTTGTGTCACTGCACCGTCCGCTTGTGCTTGAAAGATTACATCTGGGTCATCAATAACATATGCTTGAATATCGTCAGCAACTGTTCCTGTTGGGAAACTTTGCCTAAATACTACTGTGCCGAGACTAGGGTCTGTGTAAGTACAACCTACAAAAACACCAATTGTACCAGCTGGGAATGATGCGGCTGCTCCGCCACCTCCATTACCTGTAACTGTGACAACTTCAATAGTTCCCGCGGCTGCTATTTTAACAATAGAGCCATTAAATATGTTAGTACCAAATCCAGAAGCAATCGGTAATAGACGTGTAGAACCCGCGTACGGAGTACCGCCTATATGGTTTACTGCTTTAAGCCCATAGGGCGTAGCTGTAGTTGCCATGATTGTTTCTCCTAATTATTTTTTCCCCTTTCCAAAACTTCGACCATTTTCTTGACCTTCAGCAAATTTAGGCATACGTGGGTCGCTTTGATTCATGTATGACGCATCTACTGCTTCAGTCTGAGCACGTGTTTTTTCATTAACATGTGCTGCTCTTTGGTCCATCATTTCTTGAGGAGCTTTACAAAGTAATAGACCTCCAACTTCTATGCCTTCTTTAAATTGGCTATTGGGGTCTGCCTGTATTATGACTTCTGGGTGTTCCGAATGCTTCACCGGTTCCCAGCCTTCACGCATTTTTGAAGAGACGTTCATGTTATCGGCTTCATTAAGTAAAGAAACTCTAACCCAACGATACGCCCATCCCGGTTGTTTTGTGAACTCCGGAAGGAGTGAGGCAGGTTGCCATTTTTTCGATTCGTCTTGTCTTACTTCTGTTTCCCTTGATTCTCTTTTTACCTTATCCATTTGCGTTCTCCAATTTAATCATTTCTCGTGCATATTGCTCCGGTGTTAACTTAAGCTTTTTAGCAAAAGCAACTTGTGTCTTACTTAGGCGTACTTTTTTTGGCGCAGTACTTCGCGTTGCCGGTGCAACTACATTCGAAGGTTTGCGTTGGGCGGGTTTCTCCGGTTCCAACGAATTATCCCCAAAGTTCTCAGGGAATCGTTTTTGCATCGTTTCATCTATACGACGGTAGTATTCGTCAGAAGTAGGGTTTATGCCACTTCTAACTAATCTTTCATGTACTCCTAAAGCTAATGAAGTCATCTCTTCATCTTTACCAAACCAGGTATTTTTTGCTTGCCAAGCCTGAGCTCTAGCGTCTGGTTGAGGTACTTGAGGACGTACTGGTTGTTGATTAGACTCTACACTACTTTCAGAAGTTTGTGAAGAGGTATATTGAGGTTTCAATGCTGAAGCTTGAGATAATTTCATTTGAGCACTATTCATTGCTCCTTGTGCCTCAATTATTTTCTCTGTATCACCAGCATCATAAGCTTCACGATAATCTCGTTTAGCTAAACTTAATTCAGTTTCTGCCGATTTTACTAATGTCTTAATATAATCTTCTTCACCTGTGCTTAACGTAGTTTGAAGTTTTTTATTTTGCTCATACACTTTTTGTGCGTAAGCAATAGCTTCTTCTTTTTCACGGGCTGCTTCTTCTTTAGCTCGTCTTTCATCATGCCACACTTTTTTAAGTTGAGACATGCGTTGTTTAACACGTTCAGAATAATCTTCTAAAGTATCTTTTTCTAACTCCTCTACCATTTCTTTTGGTAAAGGTTCTTTGCCTTGGTCTTCAGGTGGAGTATCATCTTCTTCTTCAATTTCTAACTCCGCATCTGCTTTTTTAGGTTGTTCTACTCGCTCTACATCTGCAGTAGACTTTTCAGGTTTAGATTCTTTTTTATTTAAATCTACCTCAAGTTCTTCACCTTCTACTTCGTCGGGCATTTCATTAATTATTTCTGCCATGCTAATCTCCTATGCGCGTTCGTAGCCACGTGGGTCATCGACCACTGCTTCTACGGTATCGTCGTTAATAATGCGGAATTCTTTCCCGTGGATTTTAATTCTAGTTCCTGCGTAAGCACGAGTTATAACGAAGTCTCCTTCTTTACACCAAGCACCTGACGGAAACCTAGCTTCATCTTGATAAGCTAAATCTCCTAGCTGCATAACAAATAAAACCACTGTTGAATGCTCTTGTATTTGTTTTACAGAATCTGATTTAATAAGACCACTTTCATACTTTTCATCTGCTTCAGGCACCATACATAAAATACGATAGCCTTTAACATCAGGAAGTTGAGTAGTAAGTTTAGCTAATGCTTCATCCTCACTTACTTTTTTACCTTCTGTGGTAGTTGTGTTTTTGGGTTTTTTAATTGGCTTACCACCAGAGTTTACTATAGTTTTATCCGGTGTAGCTAAAAGATAGTCACTTTCAATATTAGGGTCTATACTCATTTTTTATCCCCTTTATCCATCTTAACTATATTGTCCGTAGGACTACTTTCAAAGTCTTCTTCTTCTTTTTTGTGCACTACTAGCATATCAGAAATCATCATTTGGACTGTATCAAATCCTCTAATCTGTCCACATGCATGTTGATAACCTCCAAGGTCTGCACCCCCTCTAGCCATGTCTTCCGTTACTTCGTTGCGTCTTTCTTTTATCTGGCTTGATAAAAGCATAAGCGTTTCTTTCTCTGCCATGTTAATCCTTTATATTAGTTAGTGTTATCCTCATCTTTGGTTTCTTCTATCTCGGTTTTGTCTTTTAACTTTTGCACATGTGCTGTAGTCTCATTACGTAACCTAGATTCTTTTTCGCGCAGGTTAATATCTTTTTGTTTATTAACTGCTGCCGCTCCTAATTTAGCTCCTTCTAAAACTTCTTTAGTATTAATTTGTTTTTGCTCCATCTCTGCTTTAGCTCCTATTTGAGCTCCAACAATAGTTTCTTGTGAAGTAATTCTAGCTTGCTCAAGCATGACATCACGTTGTACATCAGTCATAGCTTTTTGTTTTTCAAACTCAAGTTTTTCTTTTTCTAATGCAATATCAGCCATAGTTTTTTGTGCTTTAACTTTAGCTTCTTCTTGTTTAATTTGTAGTTCTTCTTTTTGCATTTGCAAGATTGGGTCTTCTGCTTGTTTTTGTTTTTCTTCTTGTTGTGCTTCAACAGTATTATCTTGTAATACTTTTCTAGCAGCAGCTGCAGTTAACCTAGCTACTTCATTCTCAATATCAACTGGAAGTGGTTCTTCAGCTGGAGGAAGTGGTACACCTAATCGTTTTTCTATTTCTATTCTATATTGGAAGGCAATATGTTCTGCAACATGCGATTCCATAGCTGCTACAATCATTCCTGCTTTTTGACTTTGCCCTACTAATTGTTTAATTTTAGGGTCTTCGGCAAACGCCATATGCACTGCGATATGTGCTTCATGGTCTTGGTCAAGAAATGCTTTAACTGGCTTACCATTAATAATATTCATATTTTCTGCTACTGGACCTAATTGTTTAATATCATCTTCATTAGGTATTAATTTTTCAGCGTTTTTAACTCCTAATACATCTAACATCTGACGATTAAGTTCTGGTAAGTCATATATATCAGGGTTTTGTTGAGCCATTTGCATCACTGCTTGGTACTGCACAACTTTTTGTGCCATGGTTGCAGCATTTGGGTCAGCTACAGGTATAAGTGATACCTTATCATAGTCTGCTTGTTTAGCTCCTGGTGTTCCTGTTGAAGGGTCATATTGATAATTAGGGTCAGTGTAGTCTCTTATTAAAGTTTTAAGTAGACCAAACTCTTTTTTCATTGCATAATAAATACGAGCATTAACTGCCGACATTACTTTGAGGGTACGTTCAAGAATAGCAAGAGTAGAACCAACTGGAGAGTTGGCTGACATATCAGATACTTTCATATCTGCAGCAGAAGCAAAACGTCTACCTTCATCAATAATTTTATCCATCAAAGCAGCAAGCACTTGGCTAGGCTCTTTGTAAGGTAATGGCATTAGGTTATCTCGTATAGTTCCAGACGGTGCGTCTACATCACGCCATTCTGCTGGACCAATCGGTGTATCATCACCTTTAATACGTAAGCCTCTTGCTTTAAAACCACCTGGGAGATTTGATAATGTACCTGCGTCTACTAACTGTCTTAATAGCATTGTGCCTGATTTTGAAAATCCACCAATTAGGTGTATCAAACCAAAGCAATAAAATCCAAAACCTGGAATATAACCATAATGAACAAAATGTTCTCTACGCTTTTTCATACTGTCGTCTTGATTCCAATTACGTCTAATAGCTAGAATCTCCGTAGTACCTTTATCAATAGTAACTATATAAGGAAGTGCTATTCCTGTTTTTCTATTTCCATCTTTATCTTCATAACCTTCTAAGTCAAGGTTAACATTCATTTCTAATATTTTATATCGGTCATCATTGGTAGCATCAAAGCCCATCTGTTCAGCTATCTTTTTTTCTACCTCATCCAAGTCATAGCTTGGCTCGCCTAGTTCAGTATCACGGTAAAAACCCATTTCTTGTAAATAATGTAGTTCTTGTTTTGTTTTACGCATAACATGCGTTACACGTTCAGCTGTTTCTAAGTTAGATGCACCATAAGGTACTACCATATCTTCAGCTGGTACAAAGATAGATACTTGACGTTCTAAAGCTGGGTCATAATAAACTTTTTTAAATGCATTACCTGCTAAACCTAATCCCCATAACATTCTTTCGTGTTCAGGTCGGTACTCTGGCATTTTATCCATGAGTTGGTAGTTCATATTCTCTTGCACACGAGCTGCTGCTTCAATACACTCGTCTGTTTCTTTACCAATAATAGAAGTTTTTACAGGGCCTGCAGCTGGAAAAGTCTCCATCATAGTTTCAGCTTGGAATTTAACTAATGCCTCAGAAAGTAACGGGTGGTAAACAGCACATGCACCTTCCCATGGTTCGGAACGTTCTTCTATTTTAAGTCCTAGTAATTCTAGTCCATCAACATACGTTTCTAGCCAATCTTTTCGTGAGTTTATGTCATTAGAAAAATCCTCTAACAAGTCAGAAGATAACTCTGCTATATATTGTTCATCTAAGTCTTCAGCTAAGTTTTTATTAAACTCTTCGTCTGCCATAGCATCAGGGTCTATAACAATCTCATCATCGCCTATACCAATTGTAATTTTTTCTGGGTCTTCTATTTCTATTTCAATAGCTTCTTCTGATTCAGCCATTTCTTCAACTCCTACTGGAGCTGCATATAATCCCTTATCTATATCTGCCATTATTTTTCCTTAAATTACATCGCATAATGTTTTTTGTAGTTACGACCTCTAAACATCTGTATATCATCTTCTTCGTCACTTGGCAAGCGAATAAATCCACCCTGCCTAAACCTAGCAAGTGCTAGAGTTGTTGCATCCACCAAGTCATCATTAGCCCCCGACGGAAAATCATTACATTCTTCTATAACTTCTTTAGCCCATCGTCTATCTGGAGCCCAAACTATGCCTGAACTAAACAAATCTGACACTGCATTTACTCTACTTATCTTGTCTTGTCCTTTTCCAGGGGTAAACTCTCCTACAGGTATACCCATACGTCTAAACTCTTGGTAAAGTGCAGCACCGTTTGACTTTTTCTCTACAATAAAAGCGTCAGGTTCTTGTTCTTTATATTCTTCTATACAAAGTTCTTTTAATTCTGGAAATTCTAGCCGTTCTTTTATTGCGTTTAATAGTATTATATTATAATTATTAGTTTCTTCGTTAAAAAAGACACCCCAAGTAGTTAATGCGTTGTAATCGGCTCTATTATTAGCTTCTTGTGCAGCATCAAGTGTCATTATTATAAATTCACAAGCTGGTGGCTCTTCTTCTTCCCATATTTCCCACCATTCTCGCTTAATTAACGCACCTTCTTCCGAT